CTTTTCCTTTCCCTTCAGAGACTCCTTCTTTTCTTCCGCGTTTAGGTGCTATCTGTGGAACAAATTTAACTGGTGCTCGTAATTCTAATGATTGTTGCTCTGATTGACCATTAACAATGAATCTCATACTTATACCCATTGCTTCACATTCCTGCGACATCATTTTAACATTATATGGAACTTCAATCTTAACTATCTCAGTTTCTTTACTATTAAGAGCTTCAAGTTCAAGTGTCTCATCATTAAATTGTAAAGGTCCATCAACATTAGGGCATACAAATCTGTTTTTTGCTGGATTAGCAATAGCAATTTGACCGCTATTTTCTGAAATATACATTTCATATTTATCGGATCTTTCCATACCACTTTCTTTTAAGAATTGCATAGCACCATGTGAAATAACAGCATCACGTTCCATCTCTCCAATTCTTAAACCACCACCAGCTGAACGACCACTTGGAGGTTGTCTATTTTTAAGTGTCATTTTTCCTCTCGCACGTGAATTTACCTTATCTTTAACCATATGTTTCAATCTTTGATAATAGGTTGGACCCATAAATATACTACAATTTATTTGTTTCCCAAAAATACCATTATAGAGAACTTCATTTCCATATTTTTCATAACCATATTTATCTTCAAGAATATCGGCAAATGGTTCAATATCTACATCGGTAAAAGGAGTCCCATCACTGAAAAAACCATGCATAGCACAAGTTTTACCTATAACACTTTCAAGAAATTGACCAAGAGTCATACGACTTGGGAAAGCATGTGGATTTACAATAATATCAGGAACAATACCATCTTTGTTAAATGGCATATCTTCTTGTCTTAACACCATACCGACAGTTCCCTTTTGTCCATGCCTACTAGCAAATTTATCACCTAATCCAGGTTCTCTTGTAGAAACAACGCGAACTTTACACATTCTCATATCATTTGTATTCATGTAATCGGCAAAAACCTTATCTACTACACCAGTTCCATCTTTTTTTACAACTTCGGAATCATCCATATTTTCAATTCCATTTCCAGAATATTTTGCGATTAAAACATCATTATCAGTGACTCTTATTCCTTCCTTAATAAACCCATTTTCATCAACTTTAGTGTAATTATAATCGGCTCTTTTATCTACATCTACTTCATCAGTGTCTGGATTGAAAAATTTATCATAACTAGAATCACGAGTATCTGCCTTTTCCATTGCGGAGTATGTTTTAAAATAGAAACTTCTAAATAATCCACGTTCCATACTACTTTTATTAAAAATTACAGAGTCTTCCTGATTATATCCAGTATAACAAGCAATAGCAACTATAGCATTAATACCAGTAGGTAAATCATTTACCATTGAATATTTTGAAAGTCTAGTTTGAATCATTGGTTTTTGAGGACACATAAGAACATTAGCCGTTCCATCCATTCTGTTCCTATAATTAGAAACATAAACTCCTACACTCTGTTTAGTTTGACCTGTACCATATACATTTCTTGGTGCCTGACTCATATTACTAAATGGAATAGTAAAACCAAGAGCACCTAAAATAAGACAAGGATGCATTTCACAATAATCATATGTTAATTCAGTGTCTATCTCACTTATTTTGTTTGTAATATGACAATTGATTAATTCATCAGTATCTAGATAATCAATAACTCCGGCAGATTTTTCCAATTTATCAATTGAATAATCAACAGCGCCACCAGTCATATTTTCATTAGAATTTTCTTCTGAATTATCAGTAGCTTCGTCAGTAGCTTCGTCAATAGGGCAAATGTAATCACAATTATAGTAATCAATTACCTTTTTTCTATTTAATCCTGAGACTAAATTACTCCAATTCAATTTATTTGATTTTATAGCTGTCACTAATTCTGATGTAATAGTTAAATTGTTATCTTTTAATACATACATTGGACGACACAATCTACCACTATCAGTTAAAAAGTGAATTTCCATCATTTGTATATTCCATGAAATACTTGTGAAAATATTAATAATACCATTTCTTCTGTAAAGTTTCATAACATTAACAAGAGTCGCTGGATCATTATGAATACCTATCCAATTACCATTAACAAATACCTTATTTTTCTTGAATACTGCTTCAGCGGGAAGACTACTTAATGGTTCAACTCCCAATTCACGACACAATTTAATAATTGGTTTGGCACTACATCCAAAAGTAATAGAAGCCAACATAGTCATGTGCTTTTTAATACCAATATTACTTCCATCAGGTGTTTCAGCGGCACAAATAAAACCATATTGTGTGCTATGAAGTTTTCTTTGTCCAATCATAACATTAGTATTTGGTGTATTAATTCTTCTTAAATGTGATACGGCACCTACACTAGTTAATCTATTGAGTGCCTGAATCAAACCAACTTTGTTTAAAATGGTTCCTATTTTAAAGGATTTCATAAATGCGTTCTCTATAACCATTGGATTAAACATTTTTAATAAATTGTCTTCATTAATGATGTTGCTATAATTTGTATCTTCATATTGGGATGAGTTAAAACGATATTCAGTATCTACTGCAATCTTTGAATCACGCTGAAATTGTTTAAAAGATTCACGAAATAAATTAGCAAGTAAAAATCCAGATAAATCTACTCTTTTATATAAGAATGAATCTCTATCGGTTGGTGGTTCAATATTGTGTTTAACACATAATATTTTATTCACTAAATACCCTAGATAAAAAGCCTTATTTTTGAAATTATCTCCTATGTGTGGAAACAAATCAGTTCTAATAACATCAAGAATATGACTGATTGAATTTCCATTTGAAAGATTTGCACAATATTTTATAGCTGCTGACTGTGTGAAAATAGGACCAGTATCACCAATGCTTTGACCTAAATCTTCAATAAAAAGTCTTGCTATTTCGGTATCCAAGTTTCCTAGAATATATTTGAAAATTTCTAAATCACTTTCAACTCCTAAGAGTCTAAATACTATAAAAAGTGGTATTTGTTTTCTCATCATAGGCAGTCTAATTGATATTGGACCACATAAATCACTCTTAACACTATTAGCTACTTCAAATTCATTTCCAATATATTTATTAACATTAACTACCGTAGTTCTAGCAAAAAGGAAACTATCATCTGGAACACTCTTAATTTGTGCTGAATATAATATACTATTATCGGTATCATTTGATTTAAGAATATAGAGTTTATTTTCTGCTTTTCGTTCGTGAGAAACTATTACTTTTTCTGCACCATCAATTATAAAATATCCACCCTGGTCATATGGACATTCCCCCATTTCTCTTCTCAACTTAAATGGAAGGTCATTTAATACACATGCTTTACTTTGGAGCATAATAGGTATTTTACCAATAACCACTTTTTCATAATTCTTTGTTATAATTTCAGGTTCTTCTTCTAATTCATTAGGATTACGAATATAATATTTAATAGTTATATCGCATAAAATATGAGCAGCATAAGTTAGATTTTTTAAACGAGCCTCATTAGGATACATCTGTTTTAATTTTTGACTTCCTTGTTCTTCTTTATAAACTACTGGTTTTCCTATATAAACTTTACTAGCATCTTCTCCACCAAAAAAAACGTGTGTCTCGTATCTATATAATTCACTTCCCTCCATTAAATCTTTATAGTGAATTTGTGGATTATACTGCTTTAAAATTAATGGGATTTTTTTACCAATAAAATCATTAAAACTATCTAAATGATGTTTAGTAAGGTAGTTCTTATTATCCCTAAAATAACTATCAATAACTGACCAAGTTTCATTATCAAAGTCCATTGTTTTTTATAATATCAAAATATTTTATTTTTTTAAATCTAAGACATAGAAAAGTATTTATTTATCAATGAATAGAATATTATCAAAAAAAGACCCAAAATTATTTAACTTAATTTTAAAGGAATACACTAGACAAAAGACCAGTTTAGAACTAATTGCATCTGAGAATTTCACATCTAAAAGTGTAATGGAGTGTTTAGGTTCAGTTTTAACTAATAAATATAGTGAAGGGCAAGTAGGTGCTAGATACTATGGAGGTTGCCAGGTAATTGATGAAATAGAACAATTATGTAAAGATCGCGCAATGAGTGCCTATAAACTAAATCCAAATGTATGGAGTGTAAATGTGCAACCTTATTCGGGTAGTCCAGCTAATATGGCGGTTTATTTGGGATTATTGAAACCACATGATAGAATTATGGGATTAGATTTACCATCTGGAGGACATTTAACACATGGTTTTTATACTAAAAATAAAAAGATTTCTGCTACTTCTATAGTATTTGAATCATTCCCATATAAAATTAAGAAAGATGGTTATATTGATTACGATTCTCTTGAAACAATCGCTAGAGATTACAAACCACAAATGATTATATGTGGTTCAAGTGCTTATCCAAGAGATTTTGATTACAGAAGATTTAGAGAAATAGCTGATATTAATGGTAGTTATTTGCTTTGTGATATGGCTCATATTAGCGGATTAGTAGCAACTAGTAAAATGAATTCCCCTTTTGAATATTGTGATGTAGTGACTTCAACCACTCATAAAACATTAAGAGGACCAAGAAGTGGAATTATTTTTAGTAAAAAAGAATTAAGTGAAAAGATAGATTTTTCTGTTTTTCCAGGATTACAGGGAGGACCACATAATCATCAAATTGCTGCTTTAGCAACACAATTAATGGAAGTAAATACAGAAGAGTTTAGAGACTATATTACTCAGGTAATGTTAAACGCTAAAGCACTTTCTAATCATTTAATGAATCATGGATTTAAATTAGTCACTGATGGAACAGATAATCATTTAATGTTAGTAGATTTACGTAATAAAGGTGTTACTGGAAGTAAGGTTGAATATATTGCTGAATGTGTTGATATTAGTCTAAACAAAAATAGTATTTTTGGAGACACCTCTGCATCAAATCCAAGTGGAATTAGAATAGGAACTCCAGCATTAACAACTAGAGGATTTACCGAAGCTGATTTTGTGAAGGTTGGTGATTTTATAATTGAAGTAGTTGAATTATCTAGATTAATTCAAAATGAAAGTGGAAAAAAATTAGTAGATTTTAAGTGTGTTGCTCACGAAAATTATTTTGAAGAAATAGCGAGACTAAAGAATAATATTAATAAATTTGCGGAAACTTTTGAATTTATTGAATTAGACTAATTCAGAAACTAATTTTAAAAATGTGTTTTTATCTGCTCCTTCGAGTCTATTAAGAATTACTCCATTTTTATAAAAGTGAAGTGTAGGCATGCATGAGATATCTTGATATGCTGCTAATTCTTCACAATCATCTACATCTACTTTTACAATTGTTAATTCTGGTATTTGGGCTGCAACATTTTCACATATTGGTGCCATAATAGTTTTACAAGGACCACACCAACTAGCTGTATAGCAGACTATCAATAATTTATTTTCTGGTTGATTTTTTACTGTATTTTCAAAATCAGAAGCATCTGTAATGTATCTAACAAAAGTCATAGAAATATAAAAATAATTTATATTTTACATAAAAAAATTAAACGCACTAAGAAAGAATTATTAAGAATTATTAAGAATTATTAAGAATTATTAAGGATTCTAAAGCTCGAGACTAAAATTACTTTTTATTGTATCGTTTTTTCTAGAGTCTTCATCCCCAATGTCTATTCTTATGGAGTGTTCAGATTCATTATTATTTTTTAATAATTCAGCAATGTTTTTTTCACCAATATCGGCTATTTTCATTCCTGGTGGTGGTAGTGGTTTAATACGTATTATAGGAGAATCTGGAGTCTTTACATCATCTTCTGGTTCTTCTACAAATCCAAAATTTCTACCACCTGGTGATCCTGGAGGTTCTGTTGAAACTTCGCTTTCTGCATATCCTTCCTCTAACTCTTTTGATGTTCTTGCTCTATAATATTTAAATCTAGATTTATCATCATAAAAATTATCCACATTTCTATAATTACCTTCTTCATTTGAATTATTATTCATTAGGTATTGAAAATACAATTCCTGATTAGTTTTTTTACTTTGTTTTTTAAGTTTTGCTTTTGCTGTGTTAGCTTCATCAAACACTCTTATAAATTTATTATAATCTAATGTCTTACCCTTTAATCCACAAAAGTATTTTCCTTTTATGTACTCAGTATGAGGCATATCTTTAAAATTATAGATAGTTTTGAGTTCATTACCAACAAATTTTTCTTTCAATAAAAATTTAGAATATTTATTTTTGTAGTATAATATTTCTTTGTAAGAAAGACTATTATCAAATGATTCTTTAATGCTTATATAGGAGGTTAAAATTTCTGATGTAAAATTATTAGCTACAATTGCCCATTCTTCTAAATTATCGGGTTTAATTACCATATTAGTCATAGTATTCTTAATTCTATGAAGTTTGTTTAAAATTAGATGATAATTTTCAAGAATAGTTCCAGTTCTTTCTTTTTTATTTTCTAACTTTAAAAATCTATATAGAGTCATGATTATACCTATAAAACTTGTAAATAATATAGCTGTTACATCAATCGCATTATTTTCACTATTGTAGTATGTTTTAATGGATTCCATCAATGTTAAACTAGCTGAAATAAAGATAATAAGTATTTGCATAGTATTAATTATAAAATTAAGATGATCATATTTAAAAGAAAGTATTGCCTTGTTTTTATACCCATTCTTTAGGATAGAATCTATGTCATCAATATAATTAAGTCTAATAGCATTATAATATCGTATATCATTGTTGCTCATTCCTATTCCTATTTATTTAATTTTAAAAATAAGCTATAAGTAATTTAAAAATTAAAATGAATCTAATTTACCATTAACAATGTTCCAACATATTTTTCTTAAATGGTCTATTTTTTGTAGTACTGTGGTTTCTAATGTAGATTGATTTATGATGAAAATATCGCAAAGATTTCTATTTCTTAAAAGAATAGGTTGTTCTAAATTAGTAGTATTAAGAAAGTCAGTCATATAAAATACTAAATCATTAGTCATTAAAACTGAACGTTTTTTACAATAAAACCCAATTAAATTATCGCTTAAACTATTTCCTTCATTA